CGCAGTCGTAAAGAACTTTATTGGGGTTCCAAAAGCGGTACTGGAGCACCTCGTATTAGAATGTCTGTTTCAGACAGAACTTCTAAGTCTGCACGCCCTTGGAATCACCCAGATGTTGTTGCCGCTTCACAAGCTTATGGTGTAAACTTAGCTAGTCATAACGATGTATCCTCTTATGAGGATAAGTTAGAAATGTCCGGCAGTTTAAAACAAAGTGAACGTATGACCTGCATACAATGTAGTCACTTTAACAAAGAGTGTAAATGCACGGAGGAGTGGAACTAATGGCTAAATCAGCTGCTTGGACTCGTAAAGAGGGTCAAAACCCTGAAGGCGGATTAAATGCTAAAGGTCGTGCTTCTGCTAAAAAAGAAGGCCACAACCTAAAGCCTCCTGTAAGTAAGGAGCAGGCAAAGAAGTCTCCTAAGTCTGCTGCACGTCGTAAGTCATACTGTGCACGCTCCGCTGGACAGGCAAAAGATTTTCCTAAGGCAGCCGCAGACCCAAATAGTCGTTTGAATAAAGCTCGTAGAAAGTGGGACTGCTAATGGCTGAAACAAAGAAGTTTGGTCCCTATAAGGGATCGAAAGAAAACGGTGGTCGCCCTATCTATGTCTATAAGACTAAAGGTAAAGACGGTAAATGGCATACCACTTCCAAGAATAAGGCTCGTGCAGACTATGAAGACAAGCACGGCAAGCTATCTAAGGACACTGACGTTGATCACAAAGATAACGGTGGACGTAAGGGCCATGACAAAATGTCTAACCTACAGGCCATGAGTCATTCTAAAAATGTAGGTAAAGAAAATAAGCGAAGAGTAGGTAAGAAATAATGGCAGTTGAATTTTTTGATCGTCGTGGTAACGAGACAGACCCTAACGGCAACGCAATCACTCGCGGCTTGTCTAGCTCCCCAGGAAACAGGTCTAGCTCATATTCAGTTGAGGAAAAACCTAAAACTCAAGCACAAGCTGCCCCACCTCGTAGCCCTGGAGACGGTAGAAATTGGCGTACAGACGAAGAAGATCTTAAAAAGAAGTTTCGTAAAGAGAGAGAAAATCGTAATAAAAAGAAGTAATAAAAAAGGCCCCTCTCGGGGCCTTTTCTATTTACTTAGGAAAGTCATCCAACCAGTCAGTAACTGCTGATTCGGAACTTGTACCGTCATATGCATCTGGCCCTAATCCCCAGGACCCAAAGTTTTTTCCACGACTTGTCATGTAGAAAGCTGCTTGGGCGTTGGTTACTGGGTCAAAGAGTTCAGCATTAGATTTAATACCAAATTTTTCTCTTCGGTCTTCTCCAAGGCTACCCAGCATATTAATCTGGAATAGGCCATAAGAGTTGTCTCCGGTTGAGGACGTCTTATTGTGGGAACCTGAGTTGCCCCTGGACTCTCGCATAACTACTGCCCAAGCTAGCTTTAGGGAGTAACCCTTAAAACCAACCTGTTCAAGCATGTCTGCTAGGTCCGTAGGACTAAACTTAGTCATTTCCCGATACTTATCTAGAGGATCAACTATAACTTCGATAGTGCTCACAGTGGGTGTATCAACCCGGTTATATACCGCGTAGGCTTGATTTGTAGTAACTATAGTTAGCATTACTGCCATCAGGGTTACTTTTATTTTTACAATTGTTTCTTCATTAATAATCACACTATCTCCTAGGCTAGAAAGCCAACCCGAACCTTTGACTGCCTGTCACCCAGTCTAGGGTAGCCCGGCGTCTGTCTGCCAGGCTAGTTGCAACTCTTTTGTTACGTAGTTAGTGTTGAGGTTTTATCCTCTATATACAATCTTACCAGTAAATACAGGGTTGATGCAACACGGAACCAGATATAAGATATGATAAGACCTTCGAAAGGACCATAAATATGACGTTATGCGCAAATTGTGACAATGAATCTACCTATACTGTAGAAAATTTGGGTACTCCAACACAAACTTTCTGTGACGAACATCTCCCTAAGTTTTATCATAAAAATAGACTTCCCTACAATGTTAGACTTATTGAAGAGCCAGTTATTGAAGAGGTTGTAGTAGAAAAGCCTAAGCCTGCTAGAAAGAAAAAATCTGCGGCACCAGCTGAGTCAGCTGAATAATGAGAGTAACGAGGGTAATAACAAAGCAGGGTCATCCAGTACCTGCATCATCGTATTCAGCTCGTGGGCCATTTCCCCCTGAGCTTTTTATGGCTACAGAGATTATTTCTGAATACACGTCAATTGATTCAGAAGTACCTATTGGTGGTACAGCTCAGAATAACTTTACTGCTCCAAAGCTGTTCAAGTGTTCTGTCTGTTCTATGCTAGTATTAGAACAAGAAATTCCAGACCATGTTTGCCCAGAGGCGGAGGAAGACAGTGGCCAAGACACGTGATGTAGGTAAGTTCTACTGGCATCCTATGACTTATCCAGTAAAACCACCAGTCCTAGTAGAAAAAGCAAATACTCAAGAAATTGATGAGCCTTATCGCTTTGGTATTGGAATATGTATCAGGTTTCCATTTACAAGAAAATCTTTAGTTGTAGGTAAGTGGATTAAATCCTATACCGAGAGTCAAGCATTGACTAATGCAGTGGCCGGAAGGCCGCTAAAGCAAGATGAAGTTGATTGGGATCTTATTAGAGATGGGGCGGAAAATGATATTTAAGAAAAAAACAGAAACAAAAACAAAGACTAAAGTTGAAAAAAGAGTAGCTACTCTTTCTACAGCATAACTAATTACTTGGACAGATCAAGTTCTTTACTCTGTTGGTAGAAATGTGTCTGCCTGGCAGAAAAGCCAGGACAAGTACTCTCTGGAAGAAGCCCGCATGGGGGCGGAGGCCCTGCATGCAATTATGAACGCACTTACAGAAAGAACTTTAAAGTGAATGAAGAAGAAGATCTTGACAAACTAGACTTAGAATACATGGACGAAGGCAGTGGCCCACTCCCAGAGGACGAAGATGAAGACGAGCTTGATGAGCTGTCGAAAGAGTTTGTAAGAGCACTTATAGATAAGATCATGCAGTTCATGGAGATGCTTGTCGGCCATGAGCTTCACCCGTACCAAAAACCCCTTGCACGTAGAATTATTGAATCCATTATTATCAATGATGGTGAAGAGATCACTGCCCTTGCCTCACGTCAGTCAGGAAAGTCAGAGACCATTGCCAATACAGTGGCCACGCTTATGGTTATCCTCCCACGCTTAGCTCGCATGTACCCTGACCTACTGGGTAAATTTGGTGATGGAATTTGGGTAGGTATGTTTGCCCCAGTTCAAAACCAGGTAGAAACATTGTACGCAAGAACAGTGTCCCGCCTTACTTCTGAGCGTGCTATGGAAATGTTTGGAGACCCAGAGCTTGACGACATGCCTGCTAAAAATCCAGGTGTAACTAGAAACATTAAGCTTAAAAAATCTGGTTCTACTCTTATGATGATGACAGCTAACCCAAGAGCTAAGATTGAATCTAAGTCTTTCCACCTTATCATCATTGATGAGTGCCAAGAAGCAGATGACTTCGTAGTCTCTAAGTCTATTGCCCCTATGGGTGCGTACTACAACGCTACTATGGTAAAGACGGGAACACCTACCACACACAAAAATAACTTCTACAGAGCGATTCAGCTAAACAAACGTAGAGTTGCTGGTGGTAGAAACGTTAAGCAAAACCATTTTCAATGGGATTGGAAAGACGTTGCTAAAGTTCAGGCTAATTATGAAAAGTTTATTAAAAAAGAGATGCTAAGAATTGGAGAGGACTCTGATGAATTCCAACTTTCGTACAACTGTAAGTGGCTTTTGGAAAGAGGTATGTTCGTCACTTCTTCGATTATGGATGATTTGGGCGATACTTCCCAAGAACTTGTTAAAAGCTGGCATAGGTCTCCAGTCGTTGTTGGTGTTGACCCAGCTAGAAAAATGGATTCTACGGTTGTTACTGTTGTGTGGGTTGACTGGGATCGTCCTGATGAGTTTGGTTATTATGACCATCGTGTCTTAAACTGGCTTGAGATTCAAGGAGATGACTGGGAAGAACAATATTTCCAAATACAACAGTTTTTGTCTAACTACGACGTACTTGCTATTGGTGTAGATGCCAACGGTGTAGGCGATGCAGTGGCCGGACGCTTAAAAGTACTAATACCAAGATCTGAAGTTATTTCAGTTACTTCAAGTCCATCAGAGCAATCTAGGCGTTGGAAGCACTTGCAGGCGCTTATTCAACGACAAATGGTATCTTGGCCTGCCCACGCTAAAACTCGTAGATTGCGTCTTTGGAAAAAGTTCTACCAGCAGATGACAGATGCTGAAGTAAAATACAAAGGGCCAAACTTTACAGTGGCCGCCCCTGATGAAGCCCATGCACATGACGATTTTGTTGATTCCTTAGCCCTGGCGTGCTCTTTAACCCAGGAGATGGTTATGCCTACAGTAGAGGTTTCAGCTAGTCCGTTCTTTTAAAAAATATACTTTAGGCCGACAAATGTCTAAATAAAAGCGAGAATTATCCGTGAGGACCCTCAATCCCTAATCCTATAGGAGAAGCAAAACATGGCAGTAGAAAATATCGCACCAACACCTCAGTTCCCTGAGAAGGTTGGCGCAACTTACGAACGCAAGATGACACCTGCAACACCAGGACTTCGCGGTCCACTTCGTTTTGAAGAGGGCGTTGCAACAGATACAGATGTTCCAAATGATTTTCAAGTTGGACTAGACCAGGGGTATGACACTCCAGAAGGTCGTCCAAACCATAACCTAAACGTTATGGAGAAGTATGCTGATGAAACTATGCAGCAACGTGCACACGTAGGCTCAGCAGCATGGGTAGAAGCACCAACTTACCTAAATGAGTTTGCTCAAGGCAACTTCGGAGATCATTCTGAGATTGTAATTGAAGAAGTAGTTCGTTCAGGTGGTCGTTATAGCCGCATGAACCCCGCTTCAGTGCTTGACTAAAAGTACGCTAGAATATACTGGTCTCCAGCTCTGTTACCCTTTCTCCAGAGCTGGAGACCTACTAGAAGGGTAGATCATGGCACAGCCTAGCGATCCAGAGATGTACAACACTCTCAG